TGCCAATATTTGCGGAAGATTCTGTATGATTCCCATCGCAAGATTAGCAATAAGAACGCCTCCATGATGTAAAATTGTAGGTAAATTCGTCTGAATAAAATTTATAAAATTCGTGATTATCTGACCTGCAGAATTGATCACTGCAGGTAAGTTGCTCAGAACACCCCGTGCAAATTCGCTGATGAACTGTACACCCTTTTGAAGCACCGCAGGCAAACTATTTGTCAACGACTGTAATCCCGTTGAAACTGTTACTGCAAAAGATGTGCTGACTTCAGAGAGTCCTCCTTGGATCCCATCAGCAATATTCTTTATCAGTTCCAGTCCAGAATCGAAAAATTTGGGAGCACCTTCCGCTATAAGAGCATATATCGCTGCCGGAAGTGAAGTTATGATATTGCCAATCGCCGGCATAAGATTATCAAATAAAAAAGTCCCTGCAGTTTCTGCAAGGGCTATCATTGACGGGCCTATTTCTCGTCCCAGTGTAAGGTTCCCTATAAAGTCCTGTGCTGCGGCTTTCATGGAATAAAAGGATCCAGCAAGGGTGGTTGCTGCTTCTTTTGCAGTGGTTCCTGTGATTCCCAATTCTCCCTGTATTACATGAATCGCACTGTAAACATCCGCAAGGTTATTTATGTCATATTTAATTCCTGTAAGCTTCTCTGCGTCTTTCAGAAGACGCTGCATTTCCGCCTGCGTTCCGCCATATCCAAGCTTAAGGTTATCCAGCATAGTGTAGTTCTGTTTAGCAAAACCCTGGTAAGCATCTGTTATACGGTCCATGCTGGTGCCCATCTTATTGGCATTATCTGACATGTCTATCAGTGCCATGTCGGTAAGTTTTGCTGCCTTGGCCGTATTTCCACCAACCGACTGCAAAAGTGATGCCGCAAAGCTCGTTGCCTGCTCCATGTAGGCGTTTGCCGACAAACCAGCGGTCCTGTATGCCTTGGAGGCGTTTTTTACCACTGTATCCGCATGCTTTCCAAACAGAGTTTCTATTCCTCCCAAGCTCTGTTCCAGTGCCGCTCCCTGCAAAAGGGATTCTTTCAAAGCAGTTCCTATGGCCGCCACGGTTATAGCACCCTTTATTTTACCTGCTATCGTGCTCCCAGCAGATGCTCCCGCAGTATCCGCTTCACCATTAAGCACTTTTGAGATAGATCCACTTATCCCCTGTGCAGATGGCACGATCTGAACAAATGCAGATCCTATTGTTGTTGACATGGTCGTTCGCCTCCTTTCCCTAAAATTTTCTGTCTAGCTTTTTCATAATCTTCCGGTGAGTTAAATGTGACTACATCAGATTTAGCAGTCTTTATTTCTTCTCCATATATCACTTCCAGGAATTGTACCGGCTTAGGACCTCTTTTAGCTTCATCAGATAATGACCAAATAAGATTTCCTAACCTATCCGCTATCGTTCCCAGAATCAGAGTATCCAGCGGAACTTTAGCTCCGCTCATTTTCATCTTTATCCTTGAATCATCCCTCAGGCCAACAGAAAGAGTCGCCACCAAGGAAGCTGGCAGCGACTTATAATCATATACGTGATATGTTTCTGCAAGATCGCATATCAAAGCGGCCTCATCTATTTTTATCATGTTGGCGAGGGTTATGAGTTTTTTACCTGCTCTCCAGAAGATGTCATAATATCTGTAATGGCTTCTTCTACATCAGCAATGGGCACTCTCCCATTTTCGTCTCTAAGGTAATCATAGAGACGCTTTTTCTGCTCTTCTCCAAGGAGCATCGAGCATACTTTAGGAAATGCTAATGCATTTTCCTGAGTTTCAGCAAGTGCCTCAAGAAACTCCATATTATCTGCTCGTGCCTCGTCAATTTCAAAGCAAAATCCGTTTTTTGTTACACCCTTTATCATTTTTCCTCCATTACTCTTCATCAGCTAACGCAGCTGCAGCCGCTTCAGATCTAACCATGTACTCGTAGTGCGTAGTTCCTTTGTTATCAGGAAGCGCGCTTATCGTTGTTGGATATCCTATCGGTGAATTATCAACATAAGATACTTCGCCGACTTCAACGATTTTACCGTTAGGCACCACGACACGTTTTGCTACGCCGCCTTTAAGTATCATTTCGACTACCCAGCAGCATTCTTCCTGCTCTTCGGTATTGGCTTCCACTTTGATCCCTGCATCAAGATCTCCTGTGACATGTTTATCTCCATATACAGTCTTGAGAACCTCTACGTTAAGAGCTTCTATCATGGTGAATCTGAGTTTGTCCGGCTTTCCAGTCTGATTCTCCAGTACGATATCTCCTCCCCACGCTTTAACACTTTCACTTTCAGGTGAATTTTCATTCACAAGCCCTTCTTCGGATATATACCCTAAAGACTTGAATGCCGCATTGAGGGCCGTTGTTGCATCTGTTGGTAATGCTGTTCCAAGAGGCGCTCTAAATATTGCTCCTCCCACTTTAGGTTTACCTGCAGATACGTTCATTACATCAGACATCTTTATACCTCCTTAGTAATGCACCAGTTCATATATAGCCTGGTATCTGTATTTCTTTTTAGTTGTATCTGTAAAATTATAATCTCTGGCCAACTTTGCTTTCGTTACCTCATCCAGGGTAATGATTTCTTTCATTGCAGCTTTCACTTCCTCGTTAAGTTCGCTTGCCCTAAATAAAGAATCGGCATGCGACTGTAAAGCTATCGATGCCGATTTGATATGATTTTCTTCTGAGCCTCCAACCTTCTCTATCAGGATGTATTCAGCCGGTTCCGGATCTGGTTTTTCCGGATAAGCTGACACAGACATTTTTTTATTTAGATACTTTTGTACTATTTTTTCAATCATCAGTATATCGCTTTCTCCAGCGTATTGTTTTCAAAATTATCTTTTCTTGCTTCTACCGTAGCAGCCATCACGGATGCGTTAGCTCGCGTTTTACCGCCTACGTAGGTAGTTACTTCATAACCTTCCCCGCATTTGTCTTTGATTCTGTTTGCATATTCAGCGCATGCAGATGCAGCTTCTTTGGATCTGAGAAGCTCTCTCACTCCTGCTCCGTTCAATACAAATTTAAGCTTACTCATATCGTTCCACCATAACTTTCATGTTCCAGTCTCCCGGTGTCAAAGCATCGATACCTCGCAACGGGAGTCCAAACGTCTTGAACCTTTCTCCGAAAAAATCCACGCGACGGTCTTTCCAGTCATGAGTATCACCTTTTGGGATTCCCAAAGTATATACAGCCTTTTTCCCTGCGAGGTCTTTATTGGTCACTATATCATCAGACGATGCCGGTGATACAAGAACATTTTTCACTTCAACGGGAATCTCTTCATAAACAGGTCTTTCGAAACCATCTACTATAAGATTTCCCGCTTCATCACGCTTTTGTTTCTTTTCATATAATGTTACTGTTATTCCTCTGATTTTTGCCATGGGTCCCACACTCCGTATCTTTGTCTTTTGAGCCCTAACCGAGAAAGCTCCGACTTCTTAATAAAAAGACCTCCGCCCGGTACTAAATAAGTACCGGAAACGGAGTATCCAAGTGCTGATTGCGAAAACTGCTCCATAGGTTCTGTGTTCGTTGATGTCATAAGAGCACGTCCAATAATATCCACTGTTACCGATTTTGCCACATTTGCAAGATAAGGTGTTTCACTTATCATCTTATCAAGATCTTTCCCCACTTTATGTGCTTCGCTGCGTAGACAATCACATATAACAGGAAGAAGAGCGTTTGTGCGTTCTACTTCCTCAGGGGTTAATGTGCGAAATAATGTTGTAACATCGTCTATGGTTGCAAAATCACTCATTTTACATTCTCGCTTTCTTTATGCGGATGCTTCACCAACAATAGCAAATGCTGCAGGGTCTAAGATCGCCCATCCAACATAGGTTTCACCCCTGAGGTATACCTGATTGTATCCCTTCAGATCTCTTCCGCTATTATCAGGATCCCCATATTTGATCACTTCGACAAAGATATCTTTTGCAAATCCCCATTTAAAAGCATTCTGGAAATCTCCAACTATAGCTTTGTCAGTTGAGTTTGCAGCAGATACCGTGCTATTTACTTCTACAGTCATGCCATTGATAACGCCAGGATTTGAGCCCCATGCCAGCTGAGGATATAACTTATGGCCATCCTCAGTTTTCTGAGCTGCCAGTGCGCTCTTCATGGTTTTGGACATTGCAATTCCTGTTGCATCATAATCACTATCATCCAGCTTTCCGATAGCCTGTTCGATGTTCAGATCTGGATCCGCTTCAGTATATGGCACAATTACAATATCTGCTGTGTCGAAACTGTTTGATCCGATTAGTGCAGATGCTACGCCAGTTCTCGGATTAACCCCATGCATGGCCATGATATCAATACCCCTTGCGACCTTCTTGCTGAATCCATCAGCAAAACTTGTGAGAATATCGATCTGAGCTTCTTCTGATGCATATAAAAATTCATCAGATACTCTTGCACCATATTCAATTTTCAGAGGCTTCATGCTTACTGGTTCTATGCTGATTCCTCCTTCTGATTTCTTTTCGCTTTCGCCCAGCAGCGCAACCTCGTTATCAAATGAGAAGGTAAAAATATCTGTGCCATTGAAAGGCACTCCTTCCTGTCCTGATAAAACTGCAAGTGAGGATTTGCCTTTCACCTTATTAAACATTTCTTTTGATAATTCTGCCGGAAATTTAGTTCCCTTTTCTAAAACAGCCATTTTTTACTCTCCTTTTCCATTTAACTCTCTAATAATTTTCTGCATAGCAGCTTTTTTCTCATCTACCGCGGGCGGCTCATTATTCTTACGCTGCGGTGCCGGTTTTCCGTTTCCAATAACTTTTTTCAGAGCTTCAGCGTCTTTTCTAATGTCTTCTTCACTTTCTCCTGACAAGCGTTCTGCCATCTCATACGGAAGGCCTATTTCGCGCGCGATCCTTGATTTTGTTGCAGATGTTTCGTAGCCCTTGATTTTGTTGTCACATTCTGCAAGCTGCGTCTCAAACTCCGTGTTTTTCTTTCTTGCTTCCTCCAGATCACCTGTAAGGTTTGTGATCTGACCTTCATAGTCTTTCTTGATCGTCGCACGCTCACCTTCAAGTCTGGCTTCGATCGCTTTATCAAACTCTTCCTGAGTTGTGATCGGTGTAAATTCAGCCATTTTTACCTCCTATTTTCTTTCTATATCAAAGCGCTATCGCTTTAACATCTAACTCTTTGTCTTTTCGGTTCTTTGTATGTGCCGCATATCCACTGTGCAAGGATCACTGAATCCAGTAAGGATATATCCGCATCGTCTGATATTGATTTATATCCGAAACCTCCAGAACTTCCTATTGCCCTTTTTTCACAATTAGATGCACTTTGCATAAGCGAAGGCTGTCCCATATGCCTGAGTTCTTTGCTGCATAACCGCTGTTCGAAAGAACTGTTTGCAATTATGATTTCTTTTACTGTAGGAAGGATTGGTTTCGTTTTAATTTTTGCTTCTTTCATAGCATCTGCAAGGAGCTGCTGTCCATTCGCTCCATCTATTACTACAGAACCAACGTCTGCTTGTTTCAGCCAGGCAACGATCCAGTCGTTTCCATGTCTTACGGATCTACAGTCTATGCTTTCAACGAAAATCTTTCCTCCAGCAGTCTTTGCCGCTATAGACATAGATACATTTGCACCATCTTTT